GGCGTCAGCTGATGCTGGTTGGTTACATCAATGGGACTATGTAGAACATCATCAATACACGACATATAGACATAGACCAGATGCACGAGTAACTGGAGATTTCTATACATGGCATACAGATTCAAGCGATGAAGCACAATCAGACGGTGGCAAATACAGAAAGTTAAGTTCTACTATTCAATTATCACATCCAGACGAATATGAAGGTGGATTGTTTCAATGGTTAGAACCAAGAGGAATGTTTGATATGTTAAGAAACAATCAAAGTCTTCAGTCTGTTTGTGTTGATGAATATATTCAAACTGTTCCATTCAGTGGAAAAGAAAGAGGAAGTCTTATAGTATTTCCTTCTTTTGTACATCACCAAGTAACACCAGTTACCAGAGGGACTAGAATATCACTAGTTAGTTGGTTTCATGGTCATCCCTATGTCTAATCTAGTCACCGTCTCTAAAGTAGACGAGTGTTTTCTAAAAGTAAATTGTGACAAAGGTCTTGCAAGAGACTTATACGATTTCTTTTCATTTACTGTACCTGGCGCCAAGTTCATGCCGTCATACAAAAACAAATGGTGGGATGGTAAAGTAAGACTATTCTCTCTAAAAACTCAGAAGATATACATAGGTCTACTACCCTACATTGACGAGTTTTGTAGAGAAAGAGGATTCGATTTCGAGGGCGTAGAAGATGTCATCGGACACAAACATAAACTCAAAGATTGGAATGTAGAAGACTTAAACTTACCCTTTGCTCCTAGAGATTACCAACTCGAAGCATTCAAAGAGACAGTCAAGTATGGTAGACAACTTCTTTTGTCTCCTACGGCATCTGGCAAGTCTTTAATCATATATATGATAGCCAGATACTATAACATGAAAACAATTATAATTGTTCCTACTACATCACTAGTAGAACAAATGACAAAAGATTTTCAGGAGTATGGATATGATAAACAAGTATGTAAAATTTATAGTGGTCAACCTGTATTTCCTGCTGACATTACGGTTACTACATGGCAGAGTTTTGCTAAAGCACCTAAAGAGGTTATGCAATCGTTTGATGTAGTAATAGGAGATGAGGCACATCTATTCAAGGCACAAACACTCAAAGGTATATTAGAGAAGATGAAGACCACTGCAATTAGAGTTGGTCTTACAGGAACATTAGATGGTACAGAAGTTCATAGACTACAACTAGAAGGACTATTTGGTCCTGTTAAGAAAGTAGTATCTTCGGCACAACTTATGGAAGAAGGTACAATTGCTAATTTAAAAATTGATTGTGTCATACTCCGTCATACTAAACAGAAAAAAATGTCGTATCAAGATGAGATGGATTACTTAGTCGGCAATGATAGTAGGAACGAATTCATATGTAATCTAGTATATTCACTGAAAGGAAATACTCTAGTATTGTTTCAGTTCGTAGAGAAACATGGGGTTCTACTGCATAAGAAAATGTTTGAAAGATTAGATGATAAACTGCATTATGTATACGGTGGTACAGATGTAGAAGACAGAGAGAATGTAAGAGAAGTCGTAGAAAAGGCCAGTGATAATGTCATACTGGCGTCATACGGAACTTTTTCAACAGGAGTAAACATTAAGAAAATAGATAATGTTGTATTTGCAAGTCCCTCTAAATCTAGAATAAGAAATTTACAATCAATTGGTCGTGGTCTTCGTAAGGCAGAAGGCAAAACTGAGATGAGGTTATTTGATATTGCAGATGACCTACAATGTGAAAATCATACTTTAAATCACCTTAAAGAACGGATAAATATATATAACGAAGAAAGTTTTTCATATGAACTCAAACAATTTGACCTTAAATGACATCACCAATAGATTTAGTACCAAATAGATACGAAGTAATTAAACTCAAAGACGGAGCAGAAATAGTCGGAATGACTAAAGACTGTGGAGATTACTTAGAGATAACATTACCTATGATATGTCAGTTATCTATTGTACCAGGAACACCAAGAACAAATGCAGTGTTTTACCCTTACTCACCATTGAGTTCGGACGAGAGAGTTCAATTACCAAAATCACAAGTCGTTCATAGAAATTTAATGAACCCTCAGTTTATAGAATTTTATGATAATGCATCAAGCAAATGGTTCGAGATGATTGAGAACCAAAGTATACCTCTAATGACTAAACAAGACGAAAAGATTGCAGATAGAATGAGAGGTGCTCTAAATGAAATGATGAGTAAATACCAACACATAGATGATGCAACACTAGACAGAGCCTTAGAAGATTTAGAATTCGAAGATGATTTCGATGAAGATTATATAATCGACAAAAAGAAATTACATTAGGCTTTTGAAATGACTAAATAAGTGCGTATAACTTTGAGTTATATACATTTATCATTATAATTTATATATTTAAACTGGAGATACCATGTCAGCTGCAATCAGATTGATTCAGAAGAGCATGGTGGGACGATTCGAAGACCTGAAAGAAGTGCTACCTAGCATCATAGAAGCAATTGAGTTTACGACACTATTGACTCTTCCTGTTTTACTACCGTTTTTCATTATGTTTATGTCGAAAGGCATTGTATAGTGTCTAACAAGACTAAAACTAACTTACAAAACACAGCAGAGGTGGCAACACTTCTGTTCGTGTTCTGTATTTCAATAATAGGACTACTACCAAAGTGAAACTAGATTCATGGAAAAGACCGAAAGATGTTATATATTGCGAATACAGACAAGAAGACCTCAATTTTAACTCACTAAATATAGTAGAAGATGCAACTCCTGAAGAAGTTGATGAGTGGATGAACACTGATTACTTCATGAAAGGCGAATTCGATGTAATGAAATTGTTCGTTCTAGTTCCTGCATTGATTCAAGTTACAGTATTTTTTATGATGCTCTTTATGTTTTATGTCAATAGTCTCGTATTTTAGAAAAACGCTTAAACTCATGTTTGGGTTAGGCAAATCCGAAGACTTTGAGATAAGTATACTTAATATACTAATAATTGCGATATTATTAGGAATTATGTTTGTAGTAGGTAATGGATTACTCCTTATATGGATCCTGACCCTGGCGACATAATTAGTTTATCATGCTATTTGTATCCTCACAAGGGGGTTTTTAAATTAATTTTAATTTAATTAACCTAAAAAACCACTATCCCTACAACAACTAATCTAGTATAATAAGTACATCATGGCAAAAAACGCAAAACAACAAGAACACTATGTTAATAACAAAGAGTTCACAGCCGCAGTCGCCGAGTTTAACGAGAAAGTAAAGCTCGCCCAGGCAGAAGGTAAAACACCTCCACAAATGTCTAATTACATAGGAGAGTGCATCTATAAGATTGCTACTCGACTATCTACAAGACCAAATTTCATAAACTACACTTACAGAGACGAAATGATATGTGATGGCATAGAAAATTGCATTCAATATATCAAAAACTTTAATGTAGAAAAATCTAATAATGCATTCGCATATATTACTCAGATTTGTTACTATGCTTTCTTAAGAAGAATACAGAAAGAAAAGAAACAAGTCTATATCAAACAACAAGTCATATCAGACATAACACAAGAAACACTGGATTCCATTGATGGCGATACCACAGGTATGGTCAACACCAATGTAGAGTGGATGCAAGATAACATGAATCATGTTGCTTATGAACCACGCAAATCAAAACGAGAAAAAGTCAAAAAAGAAAAAGGTTTAGATAAATTTACTGAATGAAAATAGCGATACTTAACGATACACATGCTGGTGTTCGTGGTGATATGTTGGAAATGTCCAAATATCAAGGAAGATTCTACAAAGAGATATTCTTTCCATACCTAGACGAACACAACATAACACAAATCTTACACTTGGGTGATTACTTCGATAGACGAAAGTTTGTCAACTTTGTAACACTTGAAGCAAATAGAGAACACTTTATTAAACCTATGTTAGAGAGAAACATCTCTATGGATTTGATATTGGGTAATCATGATGTATATTACAAGAATACAAATACTGTAAATGCACCAGACTTACTACTATTTGAAAGTGATAATATCAATGTGATACATCATCCTATTGTAAAAGAATACGATGGAGTTAATCTTGCACTTGTACCTTGGATTAATAACGAGAACTATGCCGACAGTATAGATTTTCTATTGAGTGCAAATGCAGATACATGTATGGGTCACTTCGAGATAGAAGGTGCATTGATGATGCCTGGAATGACATGTCAACATGGTCTAGACCACACATATCTAAAACGATTCGATAAAGTTTATAGTGGTCATTTTCATCAAAAGTCGGAAGTAAAGAACATTAAGTATCTTGGTTCTCAAATGGAGTTCACATGGTCAGACTATGGTGATAACAAATACTTTCATATCTTTGATACAGATACAAGAGAGATGTTACCAGTACATAATCCATTAACGATGTTCGAGAAAGTCTTTTACGATGACAGTAAAGAGACATTTGAAACAATCAATAACAAAGACTATTCTAAGTACAAGGGTAAATTCTGTAAAGTAATAGTAGTAAACAAAGACAATCCATATTGGTTCGACTCAATGGTCGACAAACTTCATGCAGCCAATCCTTTGCATGTTGTCGTAGTTGATGACCATAAACATATGGACTTGA